CACGTCGTACGGATATTCAGGTGGTAAATAAAGTGAGAAGATTCTTACTAGTTGTTTGAATTCACCTTTTAGAGAATTGTATAATCTTTTATGTATGGCTGACATGACACGAGAGCCACGTTCTAATAATGCAACAGTTGTACCTACAGCAGCACCTTGATTGCCATCACCTACTTGCATATCTGCAATAGAAGCAAATCTTTGTCCCGCCTGCACCACTATGCCCATGAGCTGCAATAGTGTTGCAGACGGCTCTTTAAAAGGAAGGGGCATAAATGATTCACGGAGATTACCTCCTGGAGCGTCTACATCTCTAAACTCTCCTGGTTGTATTGACTGTGCTTCATCTCGTACTCTGATGCCTCTCGTTTTAAAACCCGAGGGTAGATTAGAAAGAGTCCCTGCATCCAAAAGCTGTCGTAGGGCCGCTGTTGCAGTTCTTGATAATCCACCAATCATGTGAATTAAACCAAAGCCATAAAAACCTAGACCTGGTAAAAACTTAAAATGTGTAAAATAATTAATTCTTTTTTTCTTAGGATCTTGTGCTTCGTAGTTTCTACGAATAGATAAAACTTCTCTACTACCTTCTTCGATAGTAACAATGTAAGGTAATTTAATTTCTGTCGCTTCACCTGTCTCAGGATTACTGTCTTCAAATCCTTCTAAATCTAAATCAACATGACACTCCAACAATGTATACATATCTGATTTTTCAGATTTACGAATACCTTCTAGCTCTCTTTCTTTAGCTGCGATGTCATCATCTTCGTTTGATGATTCTGATACTTCTATATCTCGATAGAAGCCACCCACTTGTTGTTTACGTAAATCGTTTTCAGAAATATTTATTTTATGAATAATGCTATCAGCATCTTCTAAACTAGTTGCAGAATAAGGTACTAACAAATCATCTGCGGGTACAAACTTTGAAACGGCTCGACCTAATAATTCATCGTAGTACACTTTTTTAAATGTCGAGCCTGAGAGAGGAAGATAGAAAAGCATTTGATCAAACTCTTGTTCATACTCTTTCATCTCTGACATAAGTTGATAGTTCATGAACTCTTTGACACGTTCGCTTTGTTGTTCTTTAGCAGTGCTAGGTGCACCGATAATTTGTGTTCTAACAGGACCACTAGCCGGTAGTAATTCTTTGTAAGCTAGAGATTGAAATTGTGTGACTGCTTCTGCGAGGACAGGGTGTGTTGCACCACTTGCTCCTTGAAAAGGTTCACCTCTCTCTTCATATTTAAAACCTAATAAATCTAATCCTTGTGTGTAAGATTGCTCCCAATCTTTTCTAGAAGATTTGTAATCTAGAAACATGTCTTTAAGTTCATTACCTAAAGGTCCTAAGACATCGTCTTCTAAGTATTCAGCTAAATTTGCAAAATGATTTTCACTACCTTCCGCCATAGCTTTAGAAGGGTCAAAAGAAATTTCTGCTCCACCTTCTTCTGTTTCAATAACCTCTACTTCTTCTGAAGCTTGTTGCTCTTTGTTTAATTCTTGAACAACAACTTCTTCTAGATCATCTTTACTTGGAAGATCTATTGTTGTTCTTTTAGTATTAGGTAGTGCTTTATCTATTTCCATTTACTATCCTTACTTGTTTTTGAATAAAGAAGCAACACCCGCGGACATCGGTCCTTCTTTCGGTGGTACAGTTGTTGTGAGTCCGCCGTCTTTGTATCCATAACCCGCTAAAACTTTTACTTGTTGTTCTGCTTCTATTGGTGACATTCCTTGTTCTATTAAACTGTCATAGTAAGCTTGTCCCGCAGAACTTAAATCAATCCCTGCACCTCCTATTGCATCTGCTGCGCTAGAATATCGATCGGTTGTATCAACTGGTCTGGTAGCATCTGCTCCACTAGAAAAAGGATCAACGTTAGGCTGACCAATAGTTCGAATGAACTGGTCAATTTCGTCTGCTGTTGTACCTGCTAAATTTTTTTGTGTTCTTATATCACCTAAACTCATTGCTGCAGCTCCACCGATTGCATCTGCTGCGCTAGAGAAAGTATCTTCTTCCTCTTCTTCAGGGAAGAAAAAGTTTTTTCCTTTGCCGTATAAATCTTGAATAATATTTAAAGCTAAACCACCCAAACCTCCTGTATTAATTAGGGCAGGAATCATTCCTTGAGTGGGTCGTGGGTCGGGCACCATGTTTGCAAAGTCCATCGTGGGTGTTCCTGGTCTTGATGTAGGTAAAGTGAAAACTTGTTTGTCTGCAGTGCCACCAAAAAGAGCTCTACCGGCATCTCCTGTAAGTTCTCCTAGTGTTGGAGGGCTTGCTGTAATTCTTCCAGTGTAATCTGCAGCAGTGGCTCCTGTTCTAAAAACAGGCTTACCACCTTTTTGTGTTAATCCCTTAACTGTAGGAGAGCCTTCAATAAATTGTATACCTCTACCATAGTCTGCAGCTTTTTGTAATTCTGCTTCTCTCTTTTTTGAAATCTCACCACCGGTCATGATGTTTTGCATTAACTCAGCAGTGTTCGCTTGTCTTTGTGCGTTTCTTGATGCTGTTGCTGTTTTACTTCCCATTTTATAATAATCCTTGTTGTATTAATGTTGCAAGAATTCCTCCCAAACCACCTGACGCACCGCCTCCAAAACTAGATAACGGGTTTCTTTGTGTTGGATATAATTCAGGAGGGTTTAAAATTCTTTTTAAAAATTCTTTATCTCCCACTCCGAGTTCTTGTGGTAATTCTCTTGGTATTTCTGTTAAAAATTCATCACCATAATATCCAGGAGGTGGTGTGCTAGGAAAAGTATTTTTTGGTACAAAGCCAGGAGGTCCGGAAGGTGGGTTTGGAGTGAACTGATAACCAGGAGGCGATGTGTTAGGTAATATTGATTCTTGTGGGATTGTCATAGAAGGAGGCCCATCTGTTTTTTGATTATATAACAAAAGATCTTTATCTCTTACTGATGGAGGTAATGCAAATTTTCTTAAACTAGGGGGACTTCTATCAGGAAGACCTAAAAAATCAGAAGCTATTCTTACTGTTTCAGGAGTAAAGTTATCTCCTCTTAATTTTTCTGCTCTACTTAAAACTTGGTCTGCATCTTTTCTTGATAAACCAGATATAGATCCAGGACCCACGGCGGCTCCTGTCATTGCTTTTGATCTTCCTGGTGATACTCCTGGTGATACTCTACTTCCCATTTAAACTCCTATTGTCGCTAAGCCTCCGCTAGCAAATTCACTTTTCTCCATATCTTGTACAATTTGTTCAAACTCCTCTTTTGAAGGCATACCCATTGTCTGATTCAAAGCCTCGTATAAATCTAAACCTTGTGATAATAATTGCAAGGTATTTATAACCTTGGCTGCTGGTAGTCTTCTACTCAAGCTTTTAATTAATCCTTTTAATTTAAATCCTTCTTGTTTAACAGGTAGTTTCTTATCTTTTTGAATTTTCTTTTGATTTTCTATTTTACGTTTATTGTCTTCAAATTCTCTAGAACCTCTTTCAGGAGGTAGATTAAGTGCCTCTTGAAGATAATTATCAAAGACTTCTACGTCTTCTTTAGGTATTTCATTAGGTCCTAAAGTGTCATAAAAATCTGCTTCTAAGTCTTCAGGAGTATTATAATAAAAATCTTTTGTAAAATCTATTGACTTTTCTTGATCTATAAAAGTTGGTTCTCCAGGTTCTGTAGGCTCTCCAATAACTTGAGGATTAAAGTCTATTTCATAAGAAGGTATTTCATAATCGTAGAGTTCTGTTTCACCATCAGGTCCTGTGGCACCACCTGCTCCACTTTCTGTAATGACCAGTTTACCTTGACCTTCTGGCATGTTGAGCCCACCACTTGTTACTTCCGCGTAACCAGGATTGTATTCTTCGTATTTAAATTTACCAAGCTCATAAACATCAAGTCCATCACTAGTAGAAAATATTCCTTTTGATTTTATTTGATCTATTATCGGAGTATAACTATAAGGCACATTTAAATTTTTAGCGGCTTCTGTTTCCATAATACCACCACCTGTGCCACCTGGGAAGGATGTCGCTGCTGCAGCTCCTGCAATACCTCTGGTGGTCTTTTTTAAAAAATCACGACGACCTGGATCAAATTTAGTTTTACTTCCCATTAGTAATATACTCTCCGTTGTTGTGGTAAGGGTGTATCATCTTCATCGTCTGGGTGATTAATAAACCCTCCCTGTCTAAACCTCATGACCGCTTGTGTCATGCTATCCACCAAGTCGTCATGATCACCATACGGAAAAGCAGCACATTCCTCGATCACTTCTTCTGTGAATTTATCGTCGGTTGCCCATATCTGCCCTGACTCAAATAACGGCGCCACGGCATTGACACGAGCGTGCTTATCATTTCCACGACTCGGTGTGTAATTTATAACGGGTATTCCTTGTTTACGCAATTCAAAAGTCAAAGGCATTCCAGAAGCTTTTCCCTCCACAACAACACTCTCTGGTTTCCAATAGTTATACTGTTCGAGGGCCACGCGCCGTAGCTCGGGGAACTCGAAACGATCTTTGACAACATCTAAAAGAATGAGATTCGGTCCGCTGTCCTCGGTCGGATAAAAGACTCCCCACGTTGTGATAGCCGAATAATCTGCAGTTTCTTTTTTCAAAAAAGCAGTATCATAGGATTGTATCACGTGATAAAGCGGGGGGAGGTCCTTCTCCCATAGGTTCCACCATTCTCGTTTAATGATACTTCCTTCTTCTGCTGTTGGGTTTTGTTGGTACTGTGCATTCCACTTACCAATAGCTAATGAAGCTTTGACCGATTCTAATTCTTCTAACTTCCAATACTCTGGCCATACCGGTTTGTTGTTCGGTAAGATAGCTGGAAACTCAATGACCTCCCATTGATCCGCTTTGGTTTCTTTTTGAGCATTGATTAATCTTCCTGTTAAATCTTTCATGTTCCAACGAGTCATGACCACAACAATAATACCACCTGGTTGCAAACGCTGACGAGGACCGGACGTGTACCATTCCCAAGTCCTCTCCAACGCATTCACGTTCAGCGCGTCTTGTTCCGAGTGGGGATCATCAATGATTAATAAATCCGCACCACGGCCCGTGATACTTCCGCCGACACCCGCAGCGAAATATTCGCCGCCCTCGTTTGTCTCCCAACGGCCCGCGGCCTTTGAGTCCTCTCTCAGTTTTGTTGGGAAAATTTTTTGATATTCTTCTGAGTCAATTAAATGTTTCGCTTTTCGTCCAAAGCGGACCGCGAGCTCTGTGGTGTGAGTCGCTTGAATAATTTTTAGTTTTGGATTTTTTCCTATCATCCACGATGGCAGGAGGTAGGATGAAAATTCTGATTTTGTATGTCGGGGGGCCATATTGATAATGACTCGTTTTAATTGGCCCGTGGCTACTTTGTTAAACTTCTCTGACATTATTTTGTGGTGGGACCCCTCTATAAAATCAGGCCACACATACTTAACGAATGACATGAAGTCGTTCTTGATTGCAGATTCTTTTCTTTTTTCTTCTAATTTTATTTTATAACGTAAGAATTCTTTCCTTGCTTCCGCAGGTAATTTATTAATGTCTATATCTATTCCTTCTAATTGCATTGTTTCAAAATGAATTTAACACCATTAAGTATTCAAAATCAACTACTACGTCTGTATACTAGTTACATCTACCTGCAGCAAGGGTGGGTGGGCCCATAAGCTTCAAGCCAATTTTGCTGGCCTCTTGGTACCTCTATTGTTATTCCTTTCTTAATTAACAACAGATTATCCCATAAATAAAATAATGTCAAACTATTTATTTTATTTTTCTGTGGATAACTTGCTTGACTATATGGGATATTATAGTAAGATCAATGACATCTAAGAAAGGATAATGATCATGAACATAAATGAAAGTAATGCACCTCACACAACCGAAGAGTTTGAAGCAATTAAACATATGCTTTTTGCTATTAAAGCTTGCACTGAGGGAAAACTGAGTAGTGAACAAAAGCAGTTAATTAGAGATATGAACGCAGAACAAAAGGGAGAAAATGTTAATCAACCCGAATGGTCTGAAACTAATTATTTAGAACTGTTAGTTGAAAGTCTTTACATGACTGGAATTGCTCAAGGTAAGTTAAGAGCGACTAGATTAGCTCAAGAATTTATGCGAGGTGTTAAATAAACATTTGACTTCATGGGATATTCTGTTAGAATATCCCATAAGAAAGGATAAGGATAATGTCAGATACTAAAAAATTAGAAGATAAATTAAAAAATCTTTTAGGTTTTGAAATTAAGTATTTTGCTAAAAAACATGGGAAGGTAATTACTAGAACAGGAGTTTGGCAAGATGACAAATGCAAACTAGAAGAGAGAAATGGTGGTTTATCTCTTACTTATTTTGATATTGAAAAGAAGTCTTATAGAATGGCTAATGATATCAAATCAATAGTAGGATATTTTCCTCAAGAATTAAAAAGCAAAGTTAGACAATGATCGAAACTTTGTTTTTAATTTTTATGCTAACCCTTTTTGGGTTAGCATGTCTTTTGTTATTATTGTTTTGTATTCAAATCAGTAGAGAGGAAAAAGAATGAAAAGAAAATGTAAAACTTGTGGGCGAACTGTTGGACAATATTCCTATGGTGGTGGCAATGGTTGGCGCCGAACTTTTGAACAAAGAGTTGGCAAGATTGCCAAGGACAAGTGGCTACAAGCGACAAGCCAATTTGGTTCCGAGTATCGTGAAGATGAGAAAAAAGTTGTTTGGGAGTTTCCAAATAATCCTAATTCACATGGTTTGTTTTGTAGGACTATGTGTATGGAAACATACTTAGAACAAATGAATGAAACTATCGCTAGACTTCCAAACTTAATTAGTGTATAGTTTTATTAGAAAGGAAAAAAGATGACAGATCGATTAAGACTAAATGGTGCTAAAAGATCAGCACTTAAAAAAGAGCATTGGAAAGTTGTTCTTCAAACTCCTTGTGAGCAAAAAGATAATTTAATAAATGCTCAAACTCGTTTCTTCTCTACACAAACAGATGTTCACGAAATCTGTAAGAAGTTAGTAGAAGAACGATTTCCAAAAGCAGATCGTGACGTAATGCGAAAGTATAATAATACTAGTGATAGAGGCTATATGCATTCTGACTTTACAATAATGGACGCATGTTTTGTTTTAAAGAATGTTGAGCGAGATGAAGGCGAAAACAGAATAGACTTTGGTTTAGACAATGATGTTTCTCATGCTTTAAATCACGATAAAATGATAGCGAATGGGTTAAACCCTTTCGTTGAGTGTCAATCTCATATTGCAGGTGGCACTAACAATCCTCAGATTAATACTGATCGAAGTGCAAATTCTACTTGGTTAAATGATAATTTTAATCAACTCAAGGGTTATGGTTATGAAAAAAGAAACCCCTTTGCACTAGAAGTTGTAAATACAGGGGGTTGTCATAGTCGAGCATACGCAATACAGGATTGGCAACATCAATTTGTTTTGGCTTTTGAAAGTGCCAAAGTTGAATTGATACAATGTCATAGAATGTAT